ATCCAATAGTATACAAGAGAGTTCCAGCAAGGGAAGTAACAAAACTATAACAATAGTTATGTTATAATTTACTCATGGCAAAGAAAACCGCATCAGTTCGCAATAGCAACCGTCAGAACGGCAAGGCTAATAAGAAGCACCCAAAGATCTTTGACCCAGCTAAGCGTAGACTAGTTTCTGCATAACCTGGGAGTATAATATTACTATGACTCGTAAAGAAATCTTTGAGATTACAAATACCTCTTCTGTTACCTCGGAAGTCATGCAGCCGATCATTAAAGATCTTGTTACTGACAATCCAGACATAGACTATACCAGAATTAATCACGATGAGGAACCAGAGCTTGTTAAACTTCTAGTGTCTTCTCAAATCCCTACCATCAGCCCGTTCTTTGTTGGCATGGTAGATGGCAAGGTAGCTGGCAGTGCGTCTGGCGTAGTATCTAAAGAAGATTTAGAGAACCTTGTAAATGGGTAAGTTTAGATATCACATCTACCCAGATAGAGTATATATTATTTATATAGATAACATTGCTATCGAGGTAATGGGGCAAGAGATTCTCTCTGCCTACCTCAACTCAGTTAGTCCTCGTAGTTAACGTGGGTTACTGGATGTGTCTCATGACATCCATAGCAGTAGTGGGTGGGAAGTTCTGCCCCAATCAGGCATCCACCCAGTGCGATCTCTTCGTTTCTCGCTCTAGCGATTTCGTCCATCGAAGGGTAGCCGTAAATGATTCTAACCAATTCGTGGTTGCATAATGTACAATTCATTGTTATATTGTATCATATATGAAATATAATAGATAGATGGAAGATGTACAGGATATTAATTTTATATTAAATAAATATAATGTACCCCCAGAAGCTGTGCAGTTGATATGCCAGCTAATGAGAATAGAATTCTTTGATGAATTCAGACAGCTTATGCTTGAGAAAGATGGCGAACATGACCAGATTGCTCTGGAAGTTTTGGATTGGGCTTACCAAAGACTTGCAAATGTTAAAGATTTGTTATAAACTTGTAACACAATCGTAACATTAGTCCTCTGTTTTTAGACAAACAGAATCGTATAATAGATAACATAACTTTAGAGGAGATGGTAGTAATGACTACAGTTTATACAAAGCCTGCCTGTGTGCAGTGCGACATGACCAAAAAACTTTTGGACAAGAATGGGGTAACATACACAACTGTAGATATTACTCAGGACCAAGAGGCATATGATAAGATCATTGCCTTGGGATTTATGGCTGCCCCAGTGGTTATCACTGACTCAGATTCCTGGGCAGGATTTAACCCAGAAAAAATTAATGCAATTGCTGCTTGACAAAAGCATTTAGCAATAGTAACATTAACTTATGGGACAATTTGAATACTCCGTTCCCCTGTCACCTGTTATGCCAGCTGACATAGAACGAGTAGCAAGAGAATATTTAGAAGCTAAACAACAACAGATAGAGGAAAAGAATGAGAGACCTATTCCTGACAGCAGAGTCACAGCTCGAAGACCACGTAGATGAACATCAGCATGGAACAGCTGGACTAGACTCGCTACTTGAAGTAATGTTCGGTATTGAACATATCATTGCAGAGTTCTTTTGGAACGGCGTGTTCCTGCTAGTTGGATTTGCAATTTCCAGGGCAGTAGCATGGCGTAAGATCCACAAGTATATTGACGACAAACACGGTGTACAACACCAGAAAGATGAGTACTAAAATGATTAAGCCACTAGAAGATAAGGTTGTTATTCAGCCAATCGTAGAAGCAGAGAAGACCTCTGCGTCTGGACTTATTATCCAGACAATGGAAAAGGAAAAGCCAACTGAGGGTATCGTCCTTGCAGTAGGTCCAGGTGCTCGCTTTGCAGATGGGTCACTAATGAAGATTGACCTACAGCCTGGCGACAAGGTTCTTTACTCTAAGTACTCTGGTACTGAGATTGAACATGAGAACGAGAAGCTCATTATCCTACCGTACCGTGACATTTTTGCAGTGATTGGATAATCATGCCATCGATCGTACTTGAGGACCTGACAGAAGAGCAGGAAGTTCTTATCCTTGCCTTTATCAATGAAGGCAAGCTACGTGCATATGAGGAAATCCTATCGGAGCTTGAGCGTGAGAACATGGCTAATGCTACCGAGGACCCATACTACGGCTACTACGTACAGCATCTGATCGAAAAGGTCAATAGCCTGTATGTACCACTCAAAGAGTCTGTAGATGGGTAAGCATGCAGGTAAGCGGAGGCTGCTAAAATATCCTCTCAACACTTACCTACACATGTACAAAAACACATGGTACTTTTTTACAAAGCCAAAACTAAGAAAGAAAATTAATGCAATCAAATCAAAATTCAATCAAGGTGCTGAATGAGGGTTACGTCCGACTGGTTGATACTCTTGGAAGTGACCTTAGCATTGTTAACGCTGCTCGTGTTAGTTATGATAAGGAAGTTGACGGATTCTCTGAACGAGATTCAAAGCTCCTTAAATTCCTTATCCGAGAAGGTCACACAAGCCCGTTCAGACACGCTGCCCTCACTTTCGAGGTCTACGCTCCACTCTTCGTTGCACGACAGTGGTGGAAGTACGCAGTATCCTCCACGCATGTAGACGACCAGAATGGTTGGAACGAATCATCTCGTCGTTATATTACTGAGCATGAAGAGTTCTATGTACCGTTGCCTACAGAGTGGCGTAGTAAGCCAGAGAATAGCAAGCAGGGTAGCGGAGAGCCTATCGATCCAGAAGTTGGTCATATGCACTTTGAGCGATTGCTTAGCACAATTGAAGCTGGCACAAAGCTATACCATGACGCTATGAACGATGGTGTTGCACCAGAGCTTGCACGTCTATTCCTTCCTGCGTATGGAATGTATGTACGCTGGCGTTGGACTGTATCCCTACAGGGTGTAATGACATTCCTTGACCAGCGTCTAGAGCATGATGCACAGTGGGAGATTCAGAAGTATGCACAAGCAGTTAGAGATCTATCTAACCAGGCATTCCCAGAGACATTCAAGGTAGTGAACGATGGCAAGTAATAGTAGATATCAGAAGCGAAAGCAGACTGCAGAACTTTCTGCAATCATTCGTAAGGCAAAGACTGACATGGAACGATGGATGTCTACCCTGTCTACCTTGCCATCCGAAGCAGAGATTAAAGCATTCCAGGCAGGGTATATTGCAGGAATAAATAGAGGAAGTAGTTTAGAATAATGCTTATTGGTTTAACTGGTTATGCACAATCTGGTAAGGATACCGTTGCAGATTACCTCGTAGAGTATTATGGCTATCGCAGGGTAGCCTTCGCTGATCCATTGCGAGAAGCCTTGTATCGTCTCAATCCAAAGGTTGACATTGCAGACATGTCTGGCGTTCGCCTAGCTGCTGCTGTGGATGGTCTTGGCTGGGAGAATGTAAAGGTAGACAGCCCAGATGTACGAGAGCTTTTGCAGCGTATGGGTACCGAAGTTGGGCGTGAGATGTTTGGTCAGAACTTCTGGGTAGACCGTGCTATGCAGGGTGTCTCAAAGTTTGACAAGGTAGTCTTTACAGATGTCAGATTCCCAAACGAGCATTACAGCATTAAGGGACGTGAGGGTGTTGTCTGGCGTGTTGAACGCCCAGGTATCGGTGCTGTGAATGCACATGCGTCTGAGACTGCAATGGATGCTATTAAGTTCGATAGGATTATTGTAAACGGTTCTACTAAGGGTGCCTTGCACGAGTCGCTTGACTATTTGATGCAACACCTGTAGAATGGTTAGGGGTGTTGGCGCAGCTGGTTAGCGCAACTCGCTCATAACGAGACGGTCGTGGGTTCAAGTCCCACACACCCTACCAAGCCCCTGTAGCTCAGTGGACAGAGCAGAAGGTTTCTACCCTTCGTGTCGGGAGTTCGATCCTCTCCAGGGGTGCTATGGTATAATTTCTATATGATATTAGAGCCAAGCCACATTGAAAAGCATGGGTACAAAGTTGAGGTACTCAAAGATCGAATCTATATGATTCATGACTTTATCTCTGAAGAAGAGCAGTCACTACTACTAAGCATAGCTGAAGCAGCAGAGCAGGGTAGCTGGGAAAAGTTTTACCTAGACAACGTTAAGGACTTTGCTCTAAAGAAGTTTGGTACAGATGATATCCAAAGCCTGCTAGACTCTGGTAAGTATGAGATAACCTCTAACTGGACAGACAAGGTTCTGAGCATCAGAGAGTTTGAGATCCATCACACGCTCACGGGAAGACTCCAGGAGATCTTCTCAGAGTTTGATCACATAGAGCCTAATGGAGTTGGCATTATCCAACGTCAGTACGCTGGTGTGCCACTCAAGGAGCATGTTGATAACGACACAGACCCTTCTCTGGAATACGCTTCTGTCATCTATCTAAACGATGACTATACCGATGGAGAGGTCTTCTTCACTAATAAGGGTATTAAACTTAAGCCACCTGCTAGAACAATGCTGGTTTTCCCAACAGATGAGGAATACTTACACGGTACCGAAGCTCCTGGAGAAGGTCCAATCAGGTATGTAATCCCTAGCTTCATTGGCAAGAAAAACTTTTACGAAGAAAATAAGTTTTAATACTCATACTTGCTAGGATTTGGGAACCTGTCTGCTAGAACATCCTTTAGCAATTTCTCAAATGATACGTCTGTAGTAGATACAAACGAAGACTGACTATTGGCTAGATCGTGTGATCGTTCCATCAACTTACCAGACTCATACATCTTGACATCCTTAACCTCAATACCGCCAATGTTACACAGATTGCCATAAGCCGATCTTGGCATGATGGGAAGCTCTACAACGCCCTGTAGGGCTTTTTTATTTATCGGTAGGGGAAAGTGTATGTCGTAGTCTAAAGGCTTCTCTACGCCCTGTTTAACCAGCCTTGCATGTGCCTTCAGCAACAGTCTGGTGTATATAGAATCTTCATCGAGCCTGAGATACTCATTAGCCTTGTCTTCCAGGTAGCCACCATGGAATACAGGAATCTCATCTATCTTATCAATGATAAAGAAGTCATCATTCATGTATACAAAGTCTTCTGGGATTAGCCCATTGCTGGCTATCATCTTCATCGCATCATGAATGTTGGTAAACTTGGTAGCCTTATCCTTGTGCTTAATAAAGTTACCGCCATACCACGATGGCTTGCTTCCTACTACCCAAACTTCTGCATCTGGAAATGAGTGCAGCACTGATCTAATTGAGTATCTTAATTCTTCGTTTTCTCCAGGTCTACATATGTAAACAAAATTCATTTTTTTAGCTATCATTTAATCAATTATAGCATCACGATGGTATAATTATAGTGATGGTAAAGACAGCTAAACACCGTAAAGCTATGGCTTCAGTGTTAGAGGAATTACACCTCTATAAAGAGAAAAAAGGCTGTGCTGATTGTAGAAATCATTACCCACATTATGTCCTAGAGTTTGATCATATGCCAGGATTCCAGAAAATAGATGTCGTCTATCGTGTCTTAAGAAATTATGGCGAAGAGATGGCTTGGAAAGAAGTCGCTAAGTGTGAAGTTGTATGCTCAAACTGTCACAAGATTAGGACTTATCAACGTGAGAACGATCTGGACTAAATAGCCCAATCAATTCTTCTTTGCTAACTGCACCAATGGCAGTGCCTAGCACAGAGTCATCCTCAATAGCGATAAAGAATGGTGCCAGTTCAACCTTGTGCTGTTCTACAAAGTATCTAACTACTGGTTGCTGGTCGTACACACTAAACTTATAGAATAGAATGTCTGGGTTTTCTTCTGCAAACCCCTGCGTTATCTGATGCATATGCTCACATGCAGGGCAAGCGTCTTTATATAGATAAACTAGTTCTCTCATACCGTTTTCTTTCTACTAAAATAAATTAATTTGCTTAGCTTTGGTGTAGTCTTTACCGAAGTCAGAGAACAAAGCCTTGTCCATCTCTCGGTTAACAATGCTACGAGACCAGCTGAAACCAGCGTCTCCACCCCAAGCAAGCCACATGATATAGCCATTAGATGGGTTAGCCTGGTTAGCCCAGTCCTTACCCTTCTTGTCTACCTCGTGGCGTGAGAAGTAAGAGTACATACGCTTTACTGTGCTTAGCGAGAGTGTCTCTCCATTAGCCAGCTGTCTAGCTCTAGTCCATCCAACAGCAGTACCTGCTCCGTTTGCCTTGCCATCTTCTTTAAACTTAATAGCACGACGAGCAGCGGAGCGAGCACCAGCAGGAGGGGAATAGCCCTCAGCCTTAGACATTTCCGAACCATAGTAATCCTCTTCTGTCATAAGTGGGTCAATCTTTGTAGACATGTTTGCCTGGAGACCTACGAACTTGTCAGTCTCTTCCCAGTAACCCTCTTCTTCATCCTGCTCAAATATTCTAATTAGAATTGCAGGGTTTTCTGCTGTGGCTTCGATGGTCATCTCTGATCCTGGAACACCAAGCATGCCTTCACGCATCACGTGAACAACCTGACCTACGTAAACCTCTTCGTCAGATACCCCTAGAGCGTAGTCACCCTCTGTGAAGTCTGCCTTCGAGATGTCTTGGTCAGATACGATGTCCTTAGCTACTGGAACGCAGTTAGGCACCATGCGACCGTTGTCTCCTGGCTTCATGCCACGCTGAACGTAGCCAGTCCAGCAAGGAGCTTGCTTGTCGATATTACCTTCAGATACGTTGATAGCATAAATCTGGTTAGCTGCTTCTTCCTTAGAAGTGTGGCAGCCCATTACGGTTCCGTCGTCTTTAAGGGCAGGGTAACCCGAACAACCGTATGATCCCTTTTGTCCTACATGATATGGCATACCTATATTATAGCATGAGAAATCCCCATACAGCAACCAATGGCGATGCCCAGCTAAAAAGGTAACTACTCCATCCTAAGAGAGCAAATCCTTGTCCTGTATGGGGACACTTATATTATATCACGGTGTGGTAAAATTAAGTATGAGTATTTCAGACCAACTAAAATTTAATGGATATGTCCCGATGATCGAGGACAATGAGCTATTTGCAATAAGATCTGCAGACATTCCACATGTCTCTTGGGATGAGATTCTTAACATCCTTAATGATGACATCCTTACAGATAATGTTACCCCGAAGACTAGGATGAACGAGTATGGATTCAGGGTAGTGGCTCCTACTAGAATCAAGGACATCAGGAGGGTTGCAGATGACCTGGAATCAATGTTCGAACCTAATGACCGTGGCATTGATCACGAGCTTTACATAAGCCTGACTACGCAAAAGGAAGCCTACGGTGGACTCATTCACAAGGATGAGGAGAATGTACTATTCTGGGGTCTTCGTGGTATTAGTAACTGGACAATCTTTGATGAAGATGACAATGCTATCAAGTCTATAGACATCTACCCTGGCGATATCATCTACTGCCCTGCTGGAGTGAAGCACAGAGTTGTTGCAATAAAGCCTAGGGCAGGCGTATCATTTAGCCTAGGTAAGCTGAAAGAGCAGTTTTAAGACGTACTCAGGTCTGCATGACTTCCAGCTATTTAGTTAATACTAATAGCCTTCGGCTTCTTTTCTTCTGGAACTACTCGAACTAGGGTAATCTCTAGGATACCGTCACGAGCCTCAGCCTTCAGAACCTCTGTGTGTTCTGGTAGCTTGAATGATCGAATGAACTTTCGATTAGCAATACCCTTGTGCAGATACTTCTGACCTTCTGGAAGACCAATGTTTTCAGTATCATTCTTAATTGTAAGAACACTGTTATGGGTTGTAATCTCTAAGTGATTCTTATTTAGTCCAGCAACTGCGAATTCCAAAATCCATTCATCTTCATCTACTTGGACTACGTTGTATGGTGGATATGCTGCTGTGGTTGTTGTCTCGAATACCTTCTCAAATTCCTGAGCAAGGTTTCCAAATGGGAAGAGGTCTCTTCCTACATGCGGTGTACGTGTGTATACCATATATATCATCTCCTTATATTAAGCGAGTTAATTGCCCCCAATTGGCAGGCATATATATTATACCAGATGCTATAATAGAGTTCAAGCAGAAAGTTTTATATGGCTAATATTCTTATAGTAAGTTCTAACCTAAAGAAATGGATTAAGAACAGCGGTGGTGTTGAAAGAACCGCAACCCTAGCAGAGGCATTCCCAAATGATAAGGTAACATTCCTGACATTTTCCTGGGACACTCAGCAGGAAGTAAACCACATCGCACCTAACCTCACTCAGGTGATCGAGCCAGCAGAGTCTATGGCATTTAAGAAACGATCATTCTTTATTCGCAAGCAGGCAAAGAATAACTATGACATTGCCTTCGATCTCTGCGAGCCATACTTGAAACATTTCAAAAGAAGAGTCTCGGAATTGGCAAAGACTGCAGACATCTTAATCCTAGACCATTATGCTACGGCACCACTAATCCAGCACGTAGAGGGTGTTCCTATCGTATACAATTCTCACAATGCTGAGATCGTTATGGCAAATCAAATGTACCCAGATGATGAGTTTGCAGTAGACACTGTTAAGCGTATGGAGCAGATGGCAATCAGCAAGGCGGAGGCTATCACATACTGCTCTCAGGAGGACCTAGATGCGATGCTAGAACACTACGACCTCAGTGGCAAGAAGCTCCTATATGTTCCTAATGGATCTGAGGAGAGACCACAGGTAAACCCATCACAACGACTATCATCTAAGGACATTATCTTTGTTGGATCTGGTCATCCACCAAACGTGGTGGCTTGTAAGAACGTAGTTGATGTCGCACGACTAGCACCTGGATATAATTTTATACTTTGCGGAGATGCATCTAACTCTGTTAATTCAATTAAGGATCTTCCAAAGAATGTCGTTGCACTAGGCAAGGTGACAGACGAGAAGCTTGATGATCTATTTACTAATTCATTTGCTTTTATTAATCTAATGGAGTCTGGAGCAGGTACTCACCTTAAGATGATGAAGGCATTGAGCTATGGCATTCCAATTATCACATCATCTATCGGTGCAAGAGGATTCTCCGACAAGGAAATAGCAGACACCATGCTGATTGCTAATACTGCTGACGAGGCTCTAGAACAGATTGTACATTTGGGGGGTACTGATGTATACCCCCAATTTGCAAATAAGGGATTCGAGCTTTCTAAGAACTTTTCCTGGACAACGATCAAGAAGAATTACGCAGAGTTTGTCAAGGATATGCTTGACGAAATCGAACTAACAGAAGAATCTATGCCAGTGCCACAGGAAAAGAAAAAGGTTTTGATCTATTCGATCATCAGAAACAACGCTAAGAAGGTAACTCAGTATAACAATCAGATTAGACACGTAGTGAAAGCTTTGCCACAGTTTGATTTCTATCTATCTATTTATGAAAATGACTCCGATGATGGAACCAAGGAGAGACTAATGTCTCACGACTGGTCGTTCCTGAAGGGCGTGTCTATCGTATCTGAGAACATTGGCACAAGACTGTTTGGATCTACTAAGGATGAAGAGCGTGTACATAACCTAGCCATTGCAAGAAACAAGGGTATCGAAGGTGGTGGCTTTATAGATGTAGTAGACTATGTTCTTATGGTAGAGGGTGACAACATCTATACCCCAGAATCAGTAGTAAACCTATTTAAGTTCGAGGAAGATGTCCCAGACTTTGATATTGTCTCGGCAGTATCCCTGAGATCGAACAACACTCACTACGACTGGTGGGCTACTAGAACCTCTGCCGTATTCAATCCAGCCAACTCTGAGCTTGAGGTTGACTACAAGAGAAAGAAGTATGGTAAGTACTACTCTACTTCTAATGGTCTATGCCTTTACCGTGCCAAGCCTTTCCAGGAAGGTGTTAGACATCACTGGATCAATACCGTGACTAAAGAGGCAGACTGTGAAATGGTTGTGCTCTGCCAGAACTTCCAGGCAGCTGGATACGGTAATATCTATATAAACTATTCATCATTCTCTAAGCACTAAAAAAGCGGACCCCGATTGGAATCCGCTTCTCTAGTTTGTTTGCTACTGTTTAGCAGCTGGCTTTGAACCGCCACCACCCTTGGTGGTCTTTGGCTTTGCTGCAGCTTGCTTTGCAGCTACCTGCTTTGCATATTCCTTCTGCAGATTCTCGATGGTTGCCTTGTTCTTCTCGACCCACTCCTTGGTTAGAACAGGCTCTCCTGGTGTTAGCAGGGCAGTCTGTACCTCAGTAGCCTTTGGCAATCTGCCGAAAGCTGGATCGTTTGGATTGATGTAGCGAATTGCTACTGGCACCAGCGCACCAACTAGCGAGTACAAGAGGTCTTCTAGTGGAACACCTGCAGTATAAAGTGCAATACCTGCACCCAGTACTGATCTTGCATATGACGCTAGTAATTGCTTTAGTTGTGCATTCATTGTTTTCTCCTATTGTTAGTCATTTCGACTATCGGTTTCTTCTGGCAGGAGGTCTAGGAGTTCAGAGATTGATTGCTCAATCTTTACCAAATCTCCAGAACTCTTTGCTGTACGCAACTTCTGAAGACTGCTCTGGAACTTTTCGATATACCCGAAAGCCATGTCTCTAGACTCTGACAGAAATTTAATAAAGCCTTCACGGTCTGCAGACTTGGCATAAGTATCCTCGCCTGCTAGTCGCTTAGCTTCCTCTATTAAGTTATTTTTGTCTACTAGTAACTGTAGCAACTCATGAGTAAGCTTCTTCTTAAGAACCCTAACTCTGATGTTGTCTATTGCTACATAGACGAACAGCAGCGATGCTACTGCATAGACTGCTATTTCTATCCAATTCATGCAGCGATCCTCTCTGTGTGTGTTACCCAAAAGTACTTACATCCATCGCAGCATGGCTCGTTGTATGAGCTAAACGTTGCGACCTCAAAGGAGAAGTATGCAATTGGATCTTTGTGGTAGAGGTTTGCTTGGTGAGTTGTTACGATACGTTGCATAGTCTCGGTATTTGAATACCATCTAGGCATTGACGTACCCCACGACCCACCAGCAACCTCTTTAAGGTAAGCAATGTTTTGCTCATTCTTATCTGTCTTGATGCCACGCTGCTTAGCCTCTTTGACCATAGCCAAAGTGTAGCGATACAGAATAGCCTCATGACCTCTCCACATCTTGACTGCTGGATGATTTCTCCAACCACCAGTAGGCGACAAGTTAGAGAGGACTTTCAGGATTTGATAGCACTCCAAGATTTGTTTGTTAAGACGCTTAGAGTCCAGCATGTTTGCAGCTGTATCAAAGTCCTTAGACGGCAAGAATGTTTGCATCAGTATGTCTCTTTTCCACCTTCACGCACCAACAAAACAATTGCACCATTGTCTTCCAATGCTTTTTTTACCTTTACCATATATTCTACAGCATGACGCTTGTCTTCGTCAAGTAGCTGCATGAATTGTTTTTCACTAGCTTTGACTGTTAGGAACGTGTCATTGTCAATGATCTGTAGCCCAAAGTTCTTTGGTCCACTACCATCAAGTGAATGAAACGCCATTCGCATTGCATCAGTGTACATATATTATTCCTTATCTGTTGTCAGATATTTCCATGTCTCAGACCAGTCAGCCTTAGAGCGATGTCTTCCAAACTCACGAGAAATCTTCCCGTTGTCTAGATATACCCCACCCCAAACGCCATAAGCCTTCTGAGATACGCCAACAGCAAAACACTGTCTTGCTACTGGGCATTCAGAACATAGCTTATCTATAGCTGGTCTAAGTGCAAGGTCTTCTTCATACTTATCGAAGAAAAGCTCCACGTCAAAGTTTTGACAGGCAGCCCTCTTCACCCATTCCTGAGATTGCATAGCTACCCCACGAACTTGTTTGGAATCTCCCAACCGTCTGCGGAAAGAGCAAATTTCTTTTGCGTATACCACTTACCGTTGATAAAGACTCCATCTTGCCTTGACCAGGCAGTAGGCGAAGCCTTGCGTTCTACAACGTCCCAACCAACCCAGTCTAGTGACCTGTTGGAATCGACGATGTCTGTCATTTTTTCAAGCGATTTGATAATCATTTTGATCACCGTTTACTTATCTTTTGTATGGTTAAAATAGGACTAAGCTGTTCCGCTCAGTCTGCTCTCGTCAAGGATAGACAGGAGCTTAGTATCGATAGACACCGACTTCGATGTCCTTCGATTCTGCCAACTCAACTAGATCTGAGTATGGCTCTTTAGGCTTGCTGAGATAGATGAAGTATCCAACGCTGTGGATGTTTTCTCTAATCCAGCTTGGCGGAACCTTGATTAGTTTAATCTTGATTCCACGTGCCTTAAGGCTTCGTTCTGAAATGTTAGCAAACTCCAATGCCATAGAATTAATCTGGGCAGGTCCTGCTGAAAAGATCAGGAATTCTTTATCGTCTTCTGGAAGCATTGTCATGGCTGTGCCAATTGCTCGCAGAAAGATGCTGTAGTCTGAGAACGCTCTAGTTCCCTGAATTGCTACTATCATTAGCCAATCCTTCCGTTAGTGTCTCTACAATAAAAATCATCTTGTCTAATTCTACCTTATCTAGGGTCATCATGTCAACTACTTGTGTTGTAGATTCATTGATTGATGATAGGTCTCCATCGACTACCTCGCTAACAAAGACAGCATTATCTTTAATCCAATATGCTTTGCCATCCATGGTTAGGAAGCGGATCGATGTTTCTGCCATATGCTTAGTAGCCTGTGTAATCAAAGCTTTGGATGGCTTGATGAACGACATGATTTCAAACGCTGGTCTGAGAGAGTCATATGTTCTACTCTGGCTAGACTTAATCTGCAGTCTACCGACCACAGGAATTCTTTTAACCATAAGTGTAGACACTAATAGCACAGACGAGATTCCTATGGCTATACCGATTATGTATTCCATAGTACTATTATACTTTACTTGCCAGAAATAGATCGAGCTTTAGCTAGTGCTGCAAAGTCTTTTACCTTAGTGTCTCCTAGATACCCCCAGGCATATCCATCAATAATCATCTTGTTATTGATAGACTCAGAGGCTCCGTCTAGATAAACCCAGCCTAGGATGCGACCGTACTTCTCAGATGAGTCCATCTTCTCTGTGCGAATTACAACGTTCTTAGCAGCCTTTAGGTGCTTCTTAAGGTACTCCTTAGCCTCTAGACCAAGTGCCTTCTCAGCCTTGTCAGTGGTACGTGACTCTGGTGTATCAATTCCTGCAAGGCGAACACGCTGTTCAAACAGCACATTAAATCCTAGATCAATTACAACGTCGATGGTATCCCCATCTACTACGTTCTTTACTTCTCGTACATAGTATTCGTACATTACCTGTCGCTTCCTACTAGTCTATTCTCAACTAGTCGTTCTCTTTCGTCAACAAACTCGAAGGCGAAAGCCATCATCTTGTCATAGCCAGTTGGGCTATCAATAATCTTATTGTAGTGGTGTGAGCAAAACAGTAGCTCACCAGTAACACCAGTGACTCTCACGTAAGCCTGAGCAGAGCATTCTTTGCTATCGCAACGGTCTGTTGCGGTCAGAATCCATTCTTGTGTCTCTGTCATTTACTTATCCGTTCTGTAGAATCCGCTGCCCTTAAACTGTATACCGATGCCACCCATTACCTGGACCATTCGGTATCCACACTTCTCGCACATGTGCTCAGGAGAAGGATCGTGGATGCTTCTAATTTCTTTAAGCATGTTATCGCATGCTTTACAAACATATTCATATGTTGGCATTATTCAAATCTCTTTCTGACTCTAAGCCATGTTCTTTCGTGAGTATAGTATAACACGGACTCACCTATAGTTTCAAGTACCGCAATAGTAATTCCTATGGCAAAACTACCAGTCAGCATATAGCCAATTGCAATCATCCAAGTGATGTGCACTACATACCAACTGATAGTTTTAACCAGCGTGTACTTCTTTGAATCTTCTCTCAAAAAACCCACAGATATCTTTTCTTGTTTAATTAAGGTAGCTTAATAGACTGACCAACGCTAATCTTGCTGGCATCCTTGATACCATTTAGCTTGGTTAGTACTGCTACGGTTGTCTTGTGCTTTGCTGCAATACCGCTCAAAGTATCGCCAGGCTTTACCTTGTATACCTTAGCTGGTGCCTTAGCAACAGCAGGCTTTACCACAGGCTTAGGAGCCACAGGAGCCTTTACGGCAGGCTTTGGTGCCTCTACCTTGATAATCTCTGCAGGAGCGTCTGCTGGAGTTGCCTCCTTGGCAAATGCCTTAGCATTCTCTGCAGCCATAAGAGCCTTCACAAAGCCAACTGGCTCTACGAATCCCTTGCCGTCTGCTGACCAGCCGTGCTGCTTACCCTTCCAGATCTCCCAGTGTAGGTGAACGCCAGTAGACATACCAGAAGTTCCCATCTTTCCTAGGACGGTGCCAGCAGTAACCTTCTGACCAACCTTAACCTGAATTGATCCAGGAACCATGTGTGCGTAAAGCGATGTATAGAATTCACCATCGATCTTGTGTAGAATAACTACATAGTGACCGAAGCCACCTCCAGGTGCTGTAGAGGCTTGAGCCTTAAGAACCTTACCTTCGGCAAAAGCCTCGATGTACCAAGGACCTTTACCAAGACCACAGATGTCTGTACCATTGTGGTGCTTCTTTTCCTTTTTAACTGGGTGGATTCTCCAACCCATCTTGCTGGTGATGTTCCAAGTTTTACCCATGGCACCGTCAATAGGATATTGATATTTCGACATATTTTTCTCCATTCTGTCAAAACAATTATACCATGTTGGCTCTCCCCCAAGGACTCGAACCTCGATAGCCAGGACCAAAACCTGGAGTCTTGCCAATTAGACGAAGGGAGAATGGCTCCCAGATCTGGATTCGAACCAAAACAAATAGAGTCAGAGTCTATTGTGCTACCGTTACACCATCTGGGAATGGTAGGGCATGAAGGTAACGATCCTTCTTCCACGGATTAAAAGTCCGTTGCATCACCTTAATGCTTATGCCCCTGGGGTGAACGAGGGGATTCGAACCCCCATCTCTTGGACCACAACCAAGTGTTCTGCCATTGAACTACGCACACAGTGGAAGTGGTCAGATTCGAACTGACTTAGGTGCAC